TTTGCCGTTTCCATGTCGCCGTACTTCACGCTTTTGTAGCCCTTGCCACTAACGTACATCCACCACCAGTAGTGGACGCCCTCGGTGCGCTTCTCGCTCTCTGCGCTTGGCTTGCTCCACTTGGTTGCCTGGATCTCACTCCATGCCTCGATGTTGGCGGTCCGTAGTATCGTGCCGTCTTCTGTCTGTATGGTCATCGTTTTGCCTCCTCTGGCATAAAAAAAGCCGTCAGTCTCCGGGTGGTAGCTCTCCCCCGAAAGGGACACCCGGAAACAAACGGCTCTGTTTGTTCATGATTCCCGGAGCTACTCGGGATTCCTATGCTGTAAATATAATCCATCCCGGCCACCTAGTCAATAGTGATTCCGTAATTTTTTGGAGTGCCCCCGCCTGGCAAGGTCGCCTGCCGTAGTGCCAAGAGCCTGGCAAAGGTCAGCATGTAGTCAGGGTCCACGCCGGCCAAAAAGCACCACATGGTGTGCAGACCTTCCCGGAAGAACTCGGCGGCGTTCTCCTGGGTCGGCTTATCGCCGGTCACGAGGTCAAAGCAGGCTTGGCGTAGGACCATTGCCGCCACTTTGGATTCCCAACAGGCCCGCTTGCCGTCCATGTCCGGGGCTTCCGGGTGCCGTGTGATCTCGATTGCCACGGTGTCATCCTCGGCCCGCATGGCACTGCCTGCCTGGGTGTGGCCGCATATTTTGTTCACCCAGCTTTCTGACATCCTCAGTTCCTTGGCAATGGCTTTGTATGTGTACCCCATGCCCCGGAGCTTGTAAGCCTGGTCTACGGTGTCCCGGTAGGCTTCCTTCCGGCGCCCTATGCCGTGCCTGCGGGCCCATGCGGTGATCGTGTTGTCTGCCACGCCGTAAATCTCACCGATTGCTGCCGATGATAGCCCAGCGTCATAATGGGCTTTCAGCTCGTCCCGTCCCGGGCGGTAAAGGATGGGCTTCTTTGGCTTGAAGGTGTCTAGTATCTTCTGGACCTGATATGGCTTCATCTGCAGCCGGTGGGCGATTCGCTTGTATCCTAGTCCCTCCTTGGCTAGCTCTTTGATCCTGTCTTTCACCTGTTCCTCCGTTGTCACCTCAGCTCCTCCTTGTAACATTCGATTTCTATCGGCGGTTCTGGTCCGTCCTGTGACCCTGGCCATACCCTGACCCGGTACATGGTCCCGCCACCTATCTCTAAAATTAAGGCCACCACAAGCCCTTGACCTATTGGGGTAGTAACTTGGTCACCTAAGTCCCAAAAGTGGCTGAGGATCAATCCTCGTGGCTCTGGTGAGGTTTCTGGCGTTGTTTCTGGGGTCATTGTTTGTAGTTCCTTTCGTTTAGTAATTTTTCCGTGATTTCCTGGGCTTCTCCCAGGCTCCTGGCTATGTGGTAAATAAACCCCAGCGACTCGGCACGCCGTTGGAAAAGTGCCTGGGTTTCTGATTGTTTCCCGGATGCGGTTTTGAGTTCCAGGAACACCGAGCGGGCGCCGGGTAGCAGTAGTATTAGATCCGAGACGCCGGAAGTCAGGCCCATGTTCCGGAACCGCATCATCCTGGCCATTCCCGCCGGTGTGTTGGACCTGCCCAGTAGTTCGTTCGGCACTGAGAAGTGCATTACACCCCTGGCCCGGAGATAGGCTACGATCTGCATCTGGATGTCCGATTCTGACAGTTTTGGTTTTTTGGTTGTGGTTTTGTTTTTTGGTTTCATAGGGTCAAAACCTCCTGCATCGGGGGGGGGACATGGGGGACACCCCTTATAAGGGGTGTGTCCCTTTTGTCCCCCACTTTCCCTCGCTTTTGCCAATTTTGGGGACAAAGTGCTTTGTCCCCCGTTTGTCCCTTTTGTCCCCCTAGCCATTAGCCTCACCTCCTATTAAATTATTTATTGATGACAAGAGATTGGACACCATAACAAAGCCGTGCTCGGCTTGGGAGATAACCTCTTTTTCTATTAGTTTCCCGGCCATCCTTCCGAGCCTGGGATTCAATTCTTTTTTGGCTGTGTCCTTGGTTTTGCCCTCGACCTCGATAATGTACCTGGTCCATGCTGCCCTGGAAATATAGGGCATTTCTCCCAAGTGTTCCTTCCCAGAGAACTCCCAAGCCTTTTGAAAACGGCTCGTGTATTCATGTTCTTTGCGGTCAATCGTCTCGCCCTCTTCTTCTCCCCTGACGGCCACGGCTGACCCTACGAGCGCCCCGTCTTCGTCGTGCCATCCGTCAATCATCACCGAGCGAAGTTCGCAGATGACGGCCTCTTTTTCGTCCGCATCCTTGCTTTTCATCTGCGTAATTTTGAAAGATTTTTCACCGTTGGGCCGGATTGATATTTCGATATCCAGCGCCCCACGCCACGCTGAGGAGCCTCTAGCCCGGTGTTGTGCTTCGTCTGATACACCTGTATGGTGCACCAAAAGCACGGCGCAAGAGAACTCCCTCATGAGAACAGAGCAGGCGTCAAGCATGGTTTTTGCATCCTGGGCGCTGTTTTCATCGCCTGACAAAAACCTGTGTAGGGTATCAACCACGATCAAAGAAGGAACCTCCGGAAGTAGCCGGATCTGCTGAATGATTGTCTGTAGCGGTCCCGGGAGATTGATGTCCATTCCGCCCTTTGATAGCCACATGGGGCCGACATGTTTAACACCGTTGTGCTGTTTCCATGCTGCGATTCTTCCCCGGAGCCCGTGGTGACCCTCTCCGGCCAGGTAAAGGACCGGGGCTTGTTTGACCGTGTGACCGAGCCAGTCCCCGGCTCCGGATGATAAGCGCAGGCACCAATCAAGAACCTGAAAAGTCTTTCCTGATCCCGACGGGCCGTGGACCATCATCATAGAGTTTTTTTGAAGCCACCCTTTGACGAGCCATGCCACGGGCTTTGGTTCTTGTGCCCATTCGTCTGCTGAGACAAAAAAAGCATCCATCTTGGGACAGAGTAGCTCCTTGAGGTTATTTCCTGCCGCCCGGTAATCATTAGCATCACCGGCAATAGGCGGGACTACCACAATGGCCCCGTGCTTGGCCGCGGCTTGCTCTGCGTACCGCTGCCCGACCTGGCTGGCGTCGTTATCGGCAACGATCACAATTTTTTTGGTTGGGTATAAGGCCCGGATTTTTCCGGTCACCGGCTCTATATTCCCGGCAGAGTAGGCGATTGCCACCGCCTGGCCGACCTCTTCCAGGATTGTGGCCCCGGTTGCGAACCCTTCGGCGATATATATGGTGTCGGTTTTCTCGGATGATGAGTCACCGATAAGCCAGTACATCCCACCCGTTTTTCCCCCGGCGTGATACAGTTTTTTTCCGTCTTCGGAGATATATTGGAGGCTGTGCAGGACGACGGAGTTTTTTTCATTGGTGTCTGTTAATGGAACCACCAAACGCCCGTCACCGGTGACCCTGGCCCCGTTTGGCCCTATGCCCTTACGGGACAGATAGGGATGATCCTTGCTGGCTGGGGTGCAATCCGACCAGATAGTGTCCACAACCCCGGCGGCGATCCTTCTCTCTCGGTCTTTGGCCTCGTCCCTGCGGGCCTTAGCCTCACTCATGCGCCGGATGATTGCCATTTCCTCGGCTGCGGATAACTGGCGACCGATGTCGGCACGGAAATTAAGCTCTGTCCCGGTTCGCCAGTCGCCAAACTTTCCAGCTGGAACGCCGTCAGGATAGACCACATACCAACCGGCGTCATCTTTTCCCGTGGGCCCCGTGGCGAAGCGGTGCAGATTGCCGTCTATTACTATAGAGGCCGGGGGCTCAATCCCGGCGCTCTCCATTTGTTGCCTGAGTTGTACCTCCGGCGGGTCCGGCTGGGACTCTTGGGCCCAGATTACCAGGTTATCGGGTAGTCTCATGTTTTGCATCCGAATCCAGGGCGGTAAAATAATCGGACAAGGTTTCCTGGGTCTCACTATAGACCGTACGGCCCTCTATGATGTTATAGAGCGTTTGTCTGGTCAGTCCCGTGGATTCCGATACCCTGGTAAACCGGGTTTTCTTTTCTCTAAGCCTTTGCTTGATTTCCTCAAGGGATAAAATTGTCGGTGTCATGGTTCCTCCTTCTATAAAAATAGTATAGACCCTAAAAAATATTTTGTATATAGCTATAGACTATTTTTTATTTATGGTTTACTATGATCTCATAGCCCACCACACGGACATGAGCCGACCGGTGGGACAAGGAGGCCAAGATGGCCATACAATTGCAAAGCACCAAGGGCGGGACTGCCCAGGGTGTAAAGTTCCTGGTTTACGGCGCTGCAGGCGCTGGAAAAACCAGTTTAATCAGGACGCTACCGAATCCGGTGGTTTTGTCCGCAGAGGGTGGACTGTTATCCCTGGCCGGGGATGATATTCCTTTCATCGAGATCAAGACCTTGGCTGACCTCCGGGAGGCTTACGGGTGGCTCACCCAGGGCGAGGGTTCCGGGTTCGAGTCGGTGGCCTTGGATAGCATTTCCGAGATTGCTGAGGTGGTTCTTAATGCGGAAAAAAAGACCAAGACGGACCCCCGCCAAGCCTATGGGGCCATGCAAGAACAAATGACCGATCTCATCCGGGCCTTCCGGGACATACCGGGTAAACACGTCTATTTTTCTGCCAAAGTGGAAAAAACCCAGGACGAAATGGGCCGGATACTCTACGGGCCATCCATGCCGGGGAACAAAATCGGGCAGCAGCTCCCGTACTTTTTTGATGAGGTTTTGGCCCTGCGGGTTGAAAAGACCGAAGATGGGACCACTCAGCGGGCCTTGATGGACTGCCAAAGACCGCTCTGGACGGCTTGCCGCCTGGGAGCCCGCTGACCTGGGGCACGTTATCAACAAGGTTCTGGGGCGGGTGAAAGAATGAACCTCCCAGAATACAAGACGGTTTACACCGAATGGCTTGCGGCAAAGCAGGCAGAAAAAGAAGCCCAGGAACGTCGCCGGGTTTTAGAGGATACCATGACGGCGTTCTTTGGTTTGCAGCCCGACCTTGACGGAACTGTTAATTTCCAGATGGACCCGTTTGCCGTCAAGGTTACTGGCCGGCTCAATTTCAAAGTCGATTCTGACATCCTTCGGGAACTGGCCGCCGAATCTGGCCTTGAGAATCACCTTGATTCCCTTTTTAGGTGGAAGCCGGAAATAAACCTTACAGCGTGGAAACAGACGGCGCCGGAAATAACATCAAAACTTAATGGGGCCATAACGGTAACGCCCGGGCGGCCATCGTATCAGATCACTGTCAAACAGGACAAGGAGTAAAAAATGGCATTTCTAGGACAAACTTTCAACACTGCGGACATCCCCGAAGACAAGAAGGAATTCGCCCCCATTCCCGCTGGCTGGTATCGTGGCCAGATCACCAAGAGCGAACTGAAGGACACCAAGAGCGGTGGTAAAATGATCTCCCTGGGTATGACCATCACTGGGCCTGAGTACCAGGGCCGGGTCATCTTTGCGAATCTGAACATCCGGAACCCGAGCGCCGAGGCCGAGAGGATCGGCCAGCAGCAACTGGGTGCCGTACTGCGGGCTATCGGACTGGCCAGGGTACAGGACACCGACGAGCTGATTGGGGGGAACCTTGAGTTCAAGGTGGCGATCCGCAAGTCTGAGGAATACGGCGACCAGAATGATGTTAAGGGCTTCCGGGCGATCCAAGGGTCAAGTGTGCCGACCCCTGCGGCAAAGGCGCCGAATGCCCCATGGGTGCAGGTATGGGAATCGCC